AAGGAACTTTATCACCATACTGAACCAATAATTGTTTGGCTTCGTCCTCTGTGATATCTAGCACACCAGCCAACTTACCACGACCCATACCATACATGATACCAAGGTTCACAGTCTTTGCCTGCTTACGGCTAATGCCAGCAATGTCAGCCACCATCTGATGAAAGTCAGCCTCACCTTCGTTGTACATTTTTATAACATTGTCTATTTGTGGATGACGATGTGCACCTTTTAGTGTAGAACAATAGTGGGCAAGCCAGCGTGGTTCTTGTGAGGCGTAGTCAAAAGAACCCCACTTACATCCCTCTTCTGGGATAAACAAACCACGAATCATCGCTTTGATTTCTGGATCTCTTGCCGGGATTTGCTGGAGGTTCGGGTTGGACGAAGAAAATCGTCCTGTGACTGTGCCCCCTTCATCTGAACGAAGAGGATTAAAATCACAATGAATACGACCATTATGCGAATGCTGAAGTATAGTCTCAACAAAAGTCGTGTTGGCTTTGTTAAACTCACGAAGGCGCAGAATCTTTTGCGCAAGTGGGTGGTCATGGTTCGCAAGAAACTGTTTTGTAAAGGCAGGAGCATTCGTCTTTTCTGTCCTATTGTACGTCAGCCCAACGGCATCGAACGCCTTTGCTATAGATGTAGCGACCCACGGTTCGACATTGACTTGGGTAAGATCCTTTATTTCCGCTAACAAGACATCTTCACGTTGCTTTAAATCTTTCTGCACACGTTCAGCTTTGTCAATGTCAACCCGCACACCGCGAGTTTTCATGTCCAAAAGAACTGGCAACAGGCTTGACTCTAGATCAAATATGCCTGTGCATTCGTCGCTTACAAGGTCAGCCCGTAACCTATCCCACAGACGTAAGGTGACAGACGCATCTTGTTCTGCGTACCTGCCCACAAATGTGGAGTCCAACTTCCACATCTCAGCCTTTGGGTCCACGCCATACATGTCTGCCGCAGATCGCAACATCTTTTCGTTCTTCCATTCGCCCAGATATTCACCGGACAAAGAGTTCAGATTGTAGTATCTTCTGTGTTCATTCAGAAGTGGTGCGGCTATCATCGTGTCGATAATCTTGCCCTGCACTTCGATACCTGCCCATCGCAGCCAACCAAGGTCATACATACAGTTGTGCATAACCTTTTCAATGTTTGGTGTAGCCAACTGTTTCTTCAGCCAGTTTACCACTGTTTTTTCTGGTAGGTTTCCTGACTTGTGTCTTACGGGAAAGTACCCAACAAAGTCTCCAGCAGCAACCGCATACCCTATGACATACCCATCATCACGACACCAGCCTGGACCTAACGTAGTTAGATTTGGGTCTTTTGTTTCTAAATCTATGGCTATCCTGTCACACCCTGTCAGGTCTGGAAAGCTTGACGGTGGCAACCAGTCTTCATTTTCTGGGTCAAACAAATCAACCTTCATCGTTAATAATCTCCCCACCCAGTGCGGCATAGCCTATGATGTCCACCCATGAATCATCTTTGCTTATGTCTTCTGCCAGACGTGCCAACTTCAAGCCTACCATACAGGCAACAACTTCTTCAGGTGTTATCTCACGCTCAAGAATGATACCCCATATCTTTGCAATACGCTCATGGTTCATCTTTGCCGGACCATATTCCTTGGCCCTCGGTCCATTAATTAAACCTTCGGCTGTATCCAAAAAATACTTTCTGTCTTTCATAATGCGAACCCATATTGTGATTGTGATTCAATAATGTGTAGTGCTTTTTTAGCACGAGTTAGGCCAACATAAAACGTGCGAATTTCGCCGTCCTGATCTTCGCTTTCAGCGCAGGCTCTGGATGAATCCAAAAGAACGGCGACGTTATCCGCCTCGCCACCCTTTGCTTTGTGTATCGTTGATATCTTGATCCTCGGTTTGTCCGTCAGAATCTTTTCCCCCATCCGTCGAACAGAAGTAATGTATATTCTCTCCCGCTCCGCCACTTTCAATACTTCGTGCCAAGGCTTCTCTTTCAAGTCGTTCGTAGTGAAGTTCCCTTTTACGTCGTCGAGAGCGTAGGGCATTTCGTTGTCGAGGGTGGCTAAGTTCTTCCTTCCAGATTTGGTCACGATATCCGATTTTAATAATGTAGATAATGTCTTTAGTTCTGTCGCTGTGACGGTCAAACCTTTGCATAATTTAAGCCATACCTCTATTCCAGTTAGTACATTGGGTGAGATGGACCAACCAGAACCTTCACGCCAGAACAGATATCCCTGTTCCTTGAGGTCTGTAGCAATCTTATTAGCGATGTAGTTTGTTCGAGCAAGGATCAGCCACTCGCCGCTGTTAAAGTTGAGGTCCATGATGTCGTGATGCCAGACAACTTGCCCAGCCTCACTTACAGGTGACCACACTTTCGGCTGTCGTACAACCACTCTATTTACCAGAGAATCCGCGACGTTATATATGTTTCGTGGAAGACGATATGATTTATCTAACACCATCTTATTGTCTGATGCATTCAAGAAGTCACGCACGTTTACACCCATCCAAGAGTAGATGCATTGGTCATCATCACCTGCAAAATAGATACGCTTTGCCCGTGGCTTCAACACCTCATGAACCATGCGCCACTGTAGTGGGGCCAAGTCTTGCGCCTCATCGACTATCAGGACCTCCAACCTCGGACCTTCGCCCTGTTCTATGAAGCGATCAATCATGTCCACAAAGTCCAGCTTACCTGTGTCACGCTTGTAGTCACGCAGCACTTCGTCCACCACCTTCAGTTGCTGGTAGTGTAAGTGCCTGTTGTTGGTGTCACTGAACTGCTGTTCGAGGCTGACTCCACGCACCCTAGCCAACTGGATCATGGATAGATAAGCATCTCCACCCTTGCCCGGTGAGAAGAGTTGCCCATCTTCCATACGGATAGAGGCGTTGGATGAAAACTCTACCCCCAGTATCTGACCAAGTTGCGTGAAGTCAGTTCCTTTCAGTACTTGTCGGGTAGTAATACCCATGTACTGAAAAGCCATCGAATGCAGAGTACGAAACCAAACCATTTGATCAGGGTTCATACTCAGCGCAGCGGAAGCACGAGTCCGCGCTTCGTCCGCTGCCTTACGGCTGAAGGACACGAACGCTATATCCTCCGGCCTTGTACCATCTTCAAGTTCCTGCTTGACGATAGATATAAGCTTGGTTGTTTTGCCTGTGCCTGGTGGCCCAAAGATTGTGGTCTGCATTAGAACGGCACCTCACTGTCAAGCTGGATGCTTGGCACTTGAACCTCGGTGTTGAACATCGGGACCCACCATACGCGCAGAGGTTTAGTATCCCCTTTTGTAGTGGCAAACCTTTTTAATCCATTGGCTGTGCCATTGTCGTTCAGTTCTTTTAACCGCTCTTGAATCTGACCACGACTGTAACTGTCAAACTTCTGATTGCGTAAGTATTTTAACAGTGCCTCTAGCTTAAAATATGTGAGACCCTCTTCATCGTCCGTGAAGGGCTTGCCAAGTGCGATCTCTTCAGCGGACTGGGCTTGTACCCGACCGTCACAAAAGCCCTCTAGCAGGTCCATGAACTGGCCTTTATATGTGAGTTCTTCCGGCACATCTATTTCACTCATGCCATCCATCAACATGGACACAACCTCTTGCCAGTCAGCCACCTTCATCATCGGCGGCATGACATGAATCTGTTCCATGCAGGCTTTTTGAAAACGCTGTGGTGTTTGCAGGTCATCGGTTGTCAGTTCAACACGGCGGCCACCTACGTCACAGAACCAGACTGGCGGCTCGGACTTGACTACACACAGACCAGTAATCTCTACATGCTGGACGTGACTACCTATCCCACATGTCTTCGTTTTGCAGAGACTCTTGTTGCAGAACGACTTGAGTGGTTCTTGATCACAGGGGAAACCATATTCCTTCTTCTCGTGTTGAGACTGAATAGTGACGATTTCAGAAGCTGGTAAAGGGGGCGTACAGTATTTGACATTAATTTCTTCAAGACGTTCTCTCCATTTCTCAGGCTGTTCTTTCTTAGCACCGACAGCGGCAGCGAACATAACTGTGTTGCGCGTACCCTCTGGTATGCCCTGACTGAACATGTGTGACAGACATGGTGCCCACTGGTCAAACTCATTAACAGGTTCACCAAGCTGTAGCTTTTCAAAATGTTTGGGTTTAATTCTTCTGGCTTCTATTAGATCCAGAAATTCGGTAAGGTCCGCTTCGTCTCCGTCTTCTTTGACAGCGTAACGCATCGTCTGTTCCGCATCAAAGTACGGAAGGTTAATGAAGTTTCCAACATCGCCACGCTCGACAAGAATCTCTTCTTGCTTCGGGAATATTTCGCAGCCACCGTATCCAAGGTAGGCAGCAATCTCTGTGGCTTTGTCACGGAAAACACCTGCACTGAAAAATTCTGTAAAGAAGAAAAAGATGTGGGCACCACCTGACTTCGAGCGGCAGACCACACATGGAATATCGTTGTCACGCAGCTTCTTGTCAAGTGCGACAAGGTCCAGTGGATACTGGTCAATGTCCAGCGCACCGAACTTACATTGGCTGTTTTCGTTGATGGGTATAGAACCTACGCCGTGCTTACCCTCAAGGTGTGCGACAATAAGTTCCAAGGTTAGTGGCTTCCGAACGATGATTGACTTCGCCTTTTGTTTTCCAGCGCGTCTTTCATCTGATATTTGTGTCTGTCCATGCGCGGCACTGAAGCCTTCAAACGCCGCCATGAACCGTTCAGCTTGGTTCATAACTCACTCCGGGCAGAGAGGGTGGGGGCGGGAAGAAAGGAATAAAACACCCGCCCCCTACTGGCTTAAAATGGTACGTCTGTTTCGTCAGTCGTGACTGTCTCAGTCTGACTGTCTTCACCTGTACTCATCTTAATTTCTCCGGCAC